GAAGTGTATAGTTTGAGCGATAGCGAAAACTTGTATTAACGAAGTTAATACATAAATATACATAACATACTATTAAGGATAAATCATGAAGGTCTATGAAATATTTGAAGCTATAGAGATAACGCCATCTGCTACACTAGGTTCTGACGGTAAGCCTGCTGGGTTTAATGTAATTGATACAGATGGAAATAGAACTTTAAAAACTTTTCCAGATGCAGGATCGGCTGAAGAATTTAGAGATCAAGAGAGAGCAAGACGTACTCCTGCACAAACTCCTGACGATAGTAACAACAGAAATAACAGAAATACGCCTGCCCAAAATAAACCAAATGAAGATGAAATAAAGAAAAAAAACCTTAAAATGCTGAAACGTGCTGGTAAAGCAAATCTGTGGTTATATGGTTTATTTCAGCTAGGTTTCGGTGCAATAACAACACATAACCGAATTGATACATATAGAACAGCACTAACAGATAATAACTGTGACAGAACTGTACTAATAGTTGCTCAGGCAAGACGAAATTTAGGTAAAGATATTGGGTTAACAGTTGGTAATTTTCTTGGAACAATGCTTGGTGGCCGCCTTGCTCTTCCAATTATAAGATTGCTTGCTACACCATTTATGGCACTCCCTGGTGCAGGATGGTTTCTTGCTGCTGTTGCAGCCGGTTCAACATATCTCATCAGTTGGGGTATGGACTATCTTTTAAAACGTGATAGTGTAAAGCAGTTTTTACAAACATTTATTGCAAATGCTATAGCTACTCTAATAGAAAAAGATTGCGGTGTTGAAGAATCAATTGACGAAGAATCTGATGCATTATTAGAAAGTCTTAAATCAAATGCTAGTGCTGACATGAAAAAGGCGTTTGCTGATCTTGTAAAAGATCCAAGAGGTAAGCAAGAATTAATAAAAGTTAAGAAAGCAATTAAATCAAAGGCATCTTAGTTTTAGTTGTTAAATCTATATTTTCTTTGATAATTCCGTTTAATATTTCCTTGTCTTCAGCACTTATCTTGTAGAATATATCATCATAAGTTAAACTTCCACGCATATACCAAGCAATACGATACATATCATTTTTAATTTGCTTTGATTCGCTTTCGTACCGCTTTGCAAGCTCTACAATCTCAGATTCCGGTAAGTCTAAGATCTGTTTACGAAAAAATTTGAATAATCCATTGTCAATCTTGTAGAGTATGTTTTGTCACATTCTTCGTTTGTACACTTAACATCTACCTGAGGCAAAGTCCACTCATCTTTAATACGCTCAATATTGTTTTGTAATTGCTTATAAAAGAGTTGATCTGTATTAGTAATAAAATCTAAAATTTCACTCGGTGATTTTTCTTGTCGTCCATCTGAACTTTGTATACTATCAATTTGTGCTACTGCACTATTTAAACTTAGTGTTGATATACCATCTAGTAATTCTCTAATTATTTTTTCTTTTTCAATTTCGTCTAAATTTTGTTTTTGATAATTTAAAATTTGTCTACGACTAGTATATTCATCGATATTAAATTTTGACCATTGTCGATAAGTTAAAGGTTTGATATTAATTGTTAATTCTTTAATTGAAAATGTCTGTATTGGATTTTTAGAAGCAAAGTTTTCTAATAACACATTTAAATTTATTGTTGATTGAGTTGATTGTTTACAATATGGACATGTTGTTTCGATATCCATGGCCTCTCCATAAGTGGCAATTCTAATTGCAATTAACAAAAAGTCAAGATCATATGAAGGCATTGCCCAAGCGTCTTTGATTGACGGAACGCAACTTTCTATAACTTTTGCAGTTGATTCTCCACTAAACAATGCATCAGGAGTTTTAATTAGTATTTCGTCCATAGCAGTCATGCCATATACAGGGACGTTAGAAAAAGATTCTAATGTTCCTTCTTGCCAGTAATTCCCTTGACACGGAAGGTCAACATACACTTTTGGCTGCCTTTTAAACTCATTAAGAAAACTACTCATATTATTATCCTTGGTAAATACATATAACATATTTATGTTAAGAAATATGCGTATATAAAAGGTCCTGGCTGTGGAAGAAGAACAAGTAGAAAAAATTGTAAGAGCACTTGACAAAGTAGCAAGAGAAACAACTTTAGCTTCATTTGGCGATGCATTACCTGGTGCAGTTGGAAGAGCAGTTGCAGATGGCAATCGTCAATCTGATAAAAGTGCTTTACTAAAGACCACCGACGTCTTAGAAAATGCACTAGGCAAAGCGGCTACTTTATTTACTGGTGCTGTAGGTGCAGCAGGATCAGCACTTATAGGTTCAGCTGGTATGCTTACTCAGGGCAATGCAAGAATGAGCGACGGCTTTGAGGTATTAGAAAAATCATTAGGCGGCAGCGGAAATATTCTATCAAGAACATTTGGTATAATAGGAATGAGTGGTAAAGCAGTTTCTGAATATCTTGAAGGAAGTGTAGATGCATTTAGAGATTTAAGTTCTGTAGGCGCAGGTGCTGCCGGAAACTTAAATTTATTGAGAGAGCAAGCTGCGGCTGCAAGAATAAGTTTTGATGATTTTAATAAGATTATAATGGAAAATACAGAAAATTTTGCAGGGTTTGCAGGCGGAGTTGTTCAGGGTAGAGCACAGTTTGCTAAGTTAACAAAAACATTATTTGAACTTGACGAAGGCGCAAACGTGCAATCATTATATAACTTAGGTTATTCCTTTGAAGCTATGAATGAATTACTTGCTGATAATATTGCACTAACACGTAGACGCGAACTTGTTACAGAACAACAGCGTGCCGATGCTGTCAAAAGTGCAACAGCGTTAGCAATGCAACAAGATCTATTAGCAAAGCTCACAGGAAAAAGTGTAGACGCAATTAGAGACGAAGCAAGAGCAAGATTGCAACAAGGATCAACTCAAGCAAGAATACGTTTACTTGAAAAACAAGGTGTAGAAGGCGCAGGTGAAGCCTTTACAACAGCAATAAGAGGATTAGCAGGAGCACCAGACGTAGTTAGAGATTTAGTAAGTCAAGTTGTAGATCTTGGTGTGCCATTAGATGAAACAACAGGAGCATTTACATCATTGAACAGCGGCACATATGGATTAGTAAAAGATCTTGAATCTGTTATTAAAGATAGTTCACTAAGTGAAGATGAGAGAGTAGCTCGTGCAAACGAGCTTTCACAACAAATTACTGCAATGGCTGCTGAAGAAGGTAATAGTGTTGCAAATTTAAGTGTTTCTGCGATGGGTAGAATTAGCGATGTAGCAAGAGTTCAAGCAGACGCACTTGAAGAAATTGGACCGCTGATAGATAACCTAAGTCAAAATATGACAAGATTTGATGAACTAACAGGCGAAACAGTTACAATTTTTGAAAATTTCAATCAAAGCCTAAATGCAATAATGACAGGGCTTAGAGAAGACCAAAGACAACAAATTGAAGATGGTAACTCTGCACTAAGCATCACTAGAGAAGCAGAAATATTCTTAAGAAATTCAAGCAGTGCATTTAATACAGAAATTGCACAAATATTCAGTAGACCAGAAGTAGTGTCAGGACTTCAGAGTGCATCGGAATCAATAGGCGGCATAAATGATCCATCAAAACTTAATAATTTTATGGACACTGTAGGCAACATGATTATCAGAGATGATAATATGGAAGCAAGACTAGAAACGTTATTGTCAAACCCGGCAGCATTTAATCTAGATGCAAGTGATGTTTTAGCTTTAGAAGGTGTTCTTGCTGAAGTAATTCAAGCAAGAGAGACATTAGCTGATCCAGGGTCAACTGGAGCTGAGCGTACTACGGCAGAAAACTTGTTAGCTAATGTAAACAAAGATTTAACACTTATAGGCATTTCGCCAGACGTTGCAAAAATATTTGGAGAATTAGGTGACGTAAACTCAGGAGCATTAGTAGAAGCAATCAAAGAAGGCATACTTCAAGGAACAGTTCCTGACGATGAAAATACTCAAACTATCCTCGACAATGCGGAAACTGATCCGAACTTTTTGAATGAATTGCGGCAATTCTTGCCATTTAGCACAGGTACACTTGGAGAAACAGGGAAGTTATTTGGAGACTTCGGTGAAGGTACTCCTGCTATGCTACATGGAGAAGAAGCAGTTATTCCTAAAAATTCTGTTGAAGGCAAATTGCTTTCAGCATTTCACAACGGTACTCTTGATTCATTTATGAATGGCACACTAGGATCATCAGGCCTTGATACTATGGGATTACCTTTAGATAATATGACACATGCTTTCACTGCTGCTATTGGAAATATGGAACAACTAATGTTAGGAACATCATTAAGTGCCGAAGCTCAAATGTTAAAAGCAATTGAAGGTTTAAATACTATAGTATCATCTAATACTGAAAACGAAAATAGCAATACAGAAAATGCACAATATGGTAATCAAGCGCCCAATCAAGAGGTAGTAAGACGCTTAGAAGAGTTAAATACTACTATGAAGTCAGCAGTAGCTCATTTAGCTCAATCTAACCGTTATGGTAAAGATAGTGTTAGGGCACAACAAGCAATGACAGGAAATCTATTCCAAGGCGTAGGTTAATAGGAAAATAAATGAGTTGGAAAAAATATTTTACGCCAGTTACAGATGGCACACAAGCAGGAACTTATAGTCCTGTAGGCAGTTCTAGTAGTAATCCTGGACCAGCTCGAACAAACTATAGTTCATACTTGCCCGATGTATATGTTGGCGCACCAAATAGAATTGACCGTTATAGTCAATACGAAACAATGGATCAAGATTCAGAAGTTAATGCTGCGCTTGATATTCTAGCAGAATTTTGTTCGCAAAAAGATAAAGAAAGTGATTTACCTTTTGAACTAAAATTTAAAAGAAAAGCAACTAATACTGAAATAACATTGTTACAACAATACTTGATACAGTGGTGTGGACTTCAAAAATTTGACACGTATGTTTAGAATACTTCGAAATGTTTTTAAATTCGGAGATGCATTTTTCATTAGAGATCCTGAAACTAAAAAATGGTTTTTTGTTGATCCTGCAAAAGTAACACGTATTATTGTAAATGAATCAGAAGGCAAGCGCCCTGAGCAATATTTTATCAAAGACATAAATTTAAATTTTGAAAGCCTTGTTGCTACAAAAATTAATATTACAAATACTACAACAACCGGAAGCGGAACAGGTTATTTTACTGGACAGTCAACTGGTCAACAAAGACCTGAACAAAGTAGCAGTAGATTTCAACAAGGCGACAACGAAGTTGCTATTAATGCAGACAATGTTATACATCTTAGTCTAAGTGAAGGTTTAGATAACAATTACCCATTTGGAAACAGTTTACTTGAAAGTATTTTTAAAGTTTACAAACAAAAAGAATTACTCGAAGATGCTATTATTATCTATCGAGTACAACGTGCGCCAGAGCGCAGAGTATTCTACGTTGATGTGGGCAACATGCCTTCACACCTTGCTATGCAGTTTGTGGAGCGTGTAAAAACGGAAATTCATCAAAGACGAATCCCATCGGCGACAGGAGGAGGAAAAAGTGTCATAGACAGTTCTTATAACCCTCTGTCAATTAACGAAGATTACTTTTTCCCACAAACTGCTGAAGGCAGAGGATCTAAAGTTGAAACACTACCAGGCGGTACAAACTTAGGTGAAATTGACGATTTAAAATATTTTACCAACAAACTTGTTAGAGGCTTACGTATTCCAAGTAGTTACTTGCCAACAGCAGCAGATGATGGAAATGCTCAATTTAATGACGGTCGTGTAGGAACTGCGTACATACAAGAATTACGTTTTAATACATACTGTGAAAGATTACAAAGCCTAGTAGCAAATGTTTTTGATCAAGAATTTAAAAAATATATGATGGATGAAGGTGTTAATCTTGATGTGTCAATGTTTGATCTTAAGTTTGAGCCACCGCAAAACTTTGCAGCATATAGACAATCAGAACTAGATAATGCTCGTGTACCAACATATACACAAATGAGTGCTATACCTTATATTTCAAATAGATTTGCACTAAGCAGATTCCTTGGATTGTCAGAAGCTGAAATTGCTGAAAATGAAAGATTATGGCGAGAAGAAAACGAAGAAGAAATTACAATGCCGCAAGAAGATTCTGATGCAGCACTTCGAGGTGCAGGTGTATCAGGAGCTGGTATTAGTTCTGACTTAGGTGCAATAGATGCAGAAGCTCCAAATGATGATAGTATCGAAGGCGGTGAAGATACTCCTCCTGAAACTACTACAGTAGATGAACCTACAGGTGCAGATGCCGGAGCAACAACGGACCAAACGATATAAATAATAATATGATACTAAGAGAACTATATTACTTTGATAAAAACTCAGAAGAGCCTATAATTGACAAGGCTTTCATTCCTAACGAAGAATCTTCTCGTAAGCGTTCTGATACACGAAAAACAAAGCTAACTCTTAAACAAATTAAAAAAGCAAGAATGTCAGCTGAGTTTAGTGAAGAAGAAAAAGCTAAAGAATTAGAATTTGTAAGACAAATGTACGGCATGGCTGCCAATGCTGAAGCAGCAATTTAAGTAATTAAATATATAATGTATGTCTAATGCATTTATGTTAGGTAACGGTAAGAGTCGCCTAGAATACAATATTACATCTTTAAAAAATTATGGAACTGTATACGGCTGCAATGCACTATACAGAGACTTTATTCCTGATCACTTAGTTGCAGTTGATCCTCCTATGTTAAAAGAAATTGTTGAACAGGGGATACCTGAAAAAACTAATGTATGGTCAAATCCTAGAAAAGCAAATGAAAAATATAAAAATGTAAACTTTTTTAGACCAGGAAAAGGTTGGAGCAGCGGACCAACAGCATTATGGATGGCATGTGAACGTAAACATACTAAAATTTATATATTAGGTTTTGATTATGCTAGTATAGATAAAAAACTTAATAATGTATACGGGTCAACTGACAATTACAAAGATAAAAATGCAGTATATACATTTTTTGGAAACTGGGAAAGACAGACTATGGAATGTATAACTTCTCACAAAACTATAAAGTTTTATAGGATCTTGACAGAAAAATATACTTTTATCCCAGATAAATTAGCACATATTTCTAATCTTAAACATATAAATATTCATGAATTTAAAGACAGATTTCCACAAATCTAGCCAAATTTTATAAAATGGCCAGTTTTTAGCCTATTATCTGCCCCTTTCTGACAAAATTAGTAAATACTATATGACAGCAAAGCCATACTTGTGCTTATAGCAGAAGTATAACCATTTATAGGAGAAACATTATGTCTGACCGCAATAAGTTCGAAGAAATGCTCGAGCTACTTGTTAATGAAGACCGTGCAGCAGCAGAAAGTCTGTTTCACGAGCTAGTAGTAGAGAAATCAAGAAAAATATATGAAAATCTTTTAGAAGATGAATTAGACGAAGAAGAAGTTGACGAAGCAACTGACGAAGAAGTTGATGAAGCAACTGACGAAGAAGTCGACGAAGCAACTGACGAAGAAGTCGACGAAGCAACTGACGAAGAAGTCGACGAAGGTTTTGACCTAGACGAGTTTGAAGTCGAAGCAGACCCAATGGATATGGGCGGTGACCCAGCAGACGACATGATGGGCGACATTGAAGCAGACGGCGACGAAGCAGATATGGGCGACGAAGACGAAGGCGACATGGAAGATCGTGTAGTTGATCTAGAAGATGCTCTAGATGAATTAAAAGCAGAATTTGAAAAAATGATGGGTGACGACGAAGGCGACGAAGACGAAGGCGACATGGACATGGACATGGGCGGCGACGACGAAGAAGCTGAAGAAGAATCATTCGCATTTGAAGCAACTGACGAAGAAGTTGATGAAGCAACTGACGAAGAAGTAGACGAATCAGAAGAAGAAACTGATGAGTCAGCTAAATCAGCAGGCGAAACAATGCGTGAGTATGTAGAAAAAGTATCAGCTACAATGGGCGACAACGGTGCAAACACCAAGTCAACAGTAGCAGGCGCAAACAATATGGGCGGAACAGCAGCTAATATTGCAAAAGGTGGAGAAAGCAACACAGGCGGAACAGCCGGTGGATTAGCTAACCCAGCTACGTCAGAGGAATCAGCTGGTAACGTAAATGTACCAGGTGGTAAAGCATCGAAGTCAATGAAGGCACAGCCTAAAGGACACGGCGCTGAGAAAAAAGGATCCGGCGATAACGGTGCAAATTCAAAAAGCACTATTGGATCTTAATTAGGAAATCTAGATGAGAAACTTACGAGAGCATTTGACATTCGATCAAGCTAAAATAGTTGTTGAGAACGCCAACGAAGGAAAAGACTTGTATATGAAGGGTATTTGTATACAAGGCGGTGTGCGCAATGCTAATCAGCGTGTGTATCCTGTAAATGAAATTGGCAGGGCTGTCAAAACTCTCAATGATCAAATAACTGGAGGATATAGTGTTCTCGGAGAAGTTGATCATCCTGAAGGACTAAACATTAACCTAGACCGCGTGAGTCATATGATCAGTGAATGCTGGATGGATGACAATAACGGTTACGGAAAATTAAAAATTTTACCAACCCCTATGGGACAACTAGTAAAGACAATGTTGGAAAGCGGAGTTAAACTAGGTGTTTCCAGTAGGGGCTCTGGTAATGTATCAGAAGACGGCAGTAATACCGTCTCAGATTTTGAAATTATAACAGTCGACGTTGTGGCGCAACCAAGTGCGCCCGGCGCTTACCCTACACCAATCTACGAACATCTAATGAACGCTCGTGGTGGTATGAAGGCATACGAACTAGCACAGGCAACTAAAGAAGACACAAAGGCACAAAAGTATCTAAAGGAATCGTTGATTAATATAATCAACAAGCTCCAATAACCAGGAGAAGGTAATGATTGATGCACTAAAAACACTATTTGAAAACGATGTAGTTAACGAAGAAGTTAGAGCACAAATCGAAGAAGCATGGAATGCCAGGGTGAAAGAAAATCGCCTTGCTGCTACTGCTGAACTGCGTGAAGAATTTGCACAAAAGTACGAGCATGACAAATCTGTTATGATCGAATCTATTGATCAAATGCTTGAAGAAAGACTAAGCGCAGAAGTTGAGGAATTCGTAGAAGACCGTAAACAACTAGCAGAAGCAAAAGCAAAATATGCAGTTGCAATGCGTGAAAACGCAGATCTTATGAAAAACTTTGTAGTGGAGTCACTATCTAACGAAGTGAAAGAACTACATGATGATCAAAAGAATATTGCAGAAAACTTCGGTAAACTACAAGAATTTGTAGTTGAAGCACTAGCAAAAGAAATTGCAGAGTTCCATTCTGACAAGAAAGATCTTGCAGAAACTAAAGTGCGTTTAATTAGAGAAGCAAAATCACACTTTGAAAAGGTCAAAACAGCATTTATTACGAAGAGTGCGTCACTTGTTGAAAAAACAGTAAGTAAAACACTTTCGTCTGAAATTAGTCAGCTAAAAGAAGATATTGACGAAGCACGTAAAAACGACTTCGGACGTAAATTATTTGAAGCATTTGCATCAGAGTATAGCACTTCACATTTAAATGAGAAGAGCGAAACTGCAAAACTAATGAAAGTAATTGATGTTAAAGACGCTCAATTATCAGAAGCAAAAACAGCAGCAGCTGAATCTGCTAAGATAGTTGAATCCAAAGAAAAAGAGATTGCTACTATAGTTGAAACTGCACAAAGAAAAGACAGACTAAATGAGCTAACTGGTCCGCTATCAGCGAGTCAGAAAGACATTATGATGGATTTACTAGAAACAGTGAAAACATCAAAACTAAATGAAGCTTTTGACAAGTACTTACCGGCGGTAATAGATGGTAAGAGAACCTCGACAAAGCAAAAGGCTAAAATTACAGAAGGCACACAAATAACAGGCAATAGAGAAACAAAAAATGATATTAGTAATAAAGCAGATGATGGTAATGTATTAGACATTCGTCGTCTAGCTGGAATTTAAGAGGAGAAACCAATGTCAGAACTACTAGAAAGTCGCTGGCAGGAGACAAAAACTGCACTTCTTGAAGGCCTTCAGGGCAATAAGAAAAGCGTAATGGCAGCTACACTGGAAAATACACGTTCGTATTTGTCAGAATCAGCCACCGCTGGTGCAACTTCCGCCGGTAATGTTGCGACACTTAATCGTGTTATTCTTCCAGTTATTCGTCGTGTAATGCCGACAGTAATTGCAAATGAACTTGTTGGCGTACAGCCGATGACAGGTCCAGTGGGTCAGATCCACACACTAAGAGTACGTTATGCTGATGGAGACAACGGCGCAGCGGCAGGTGAAGAGGCTCTAAGCCCATTCAAAATCGCTGAATCATACTCAGGAGCAGCCGGTACTAACGATGCTCCAAGTGCAACAGCAGCAATGGAAGGCACAGCTGGAAACAGAATGTCAATCCAAATCTTGAAACAAACTGTGGAAGCAAAGTCACGCAAGCTATCAGCTCGCTGGACATTCGAAGCAGCTCAAGATGCACAGTCTATGCACGGCATCGATGTTGAAGCAGAAATCATGGCAGCTCTTGCACAAGAGATTACTGCTGAGATTGACCAAGAGATTCTATCAAGTTTAGATTCGCTTGCAGGCAACAACATTGAAACATATGACCAATCTGCAGTAAGTGGTACTGCTACATTCGTTGGTGACGAACATGCTGCATTAGCTGTTCAAATCAACCGTGTTGCAAATATCATTGCACAGCGCACAAGACGTGGCGCAGGTAACTGGGCAGTTGTAAGTCCATTAGCACTTACAATCCTACAGTCTGCAACTACAAGTGCGTTTGCTCGTACAACTGAAGGTTCGTTTGAAGCACCAACTAACACTAAAATGGTTGGTACATTGAACAACGCTATGAAAGTATATGTAAACACATATGCAGCAGATAGTTCAGCAGTACTAGTTGGCTATAAAGGCTCAAGTGAATCAGATGCAGCGGCATTCTATTGCCCATACATCCCACTAATGAGCTCAGGAGTTGTACTTGATCCAACATCATTCGAACCAGTTGTGAGCTTCATGACACGTTACGGATATGTTGAGTTATCAAACACAGCATCGTCTCTAGGCAATGCAGCTGATTACTTAGGCAAAGTTGGAATTACCAACAGCGCAGTAACATTCAGCTAAGTTATAACTGTTTAATAAAAAAGGCGCTACGGCGCCTTTTTTTACGACTTAATTTATCTTTTCCCAAGTATTAAATTCTTCAATTGTAATATCTGTTGATCGTACTCTTTGTTGTCCTGAGTGCCAAAGTCTTACTTCATTAGAAACAGTGTCTTTTACAGGATGATCAGTTAACCCGTATCTGCCGTCATCGATTGATACATCGGCCCATGTAATAATTTTAAACCGCATTTTTTTCTCCTTTTTTATAAAAAGTGGTTGACATTATATTTATTATCTGCTATAGTTAATACATAAGTTAGGAGATATCCTAAGTTAGATAGTGCAAGGAATGGCGATCCGTAGAGGTCGTAACTTGATTCATAGCTGTGGTGGCAATGCAAGAGCGTAGAGATACGAAGTTGTATTTTTAAACGTAACTGTTTAATATGAAGTTTCTGGATTTGAGCGTGGCTCTACAG